TGGTGCGGATCTTGAGAATAAGCCCCATGCGGATGCCGTCAACTGCCCGCCGCCCTATGGTTTCCTTTGAACACTGAAAAATCGCAGCCAGTTCAATACGACCCTTGCATGGGCTGTCCACAAGGTACGCCGCAAGTTCAATCGCCTTTTCCTTTTGAGTGACTGGATAGCTGGTATGCAACGCAACACCGATGGATTGCGACAAAGGTACGCGGCCCACATGCCCCGCCTTTCGTTCTTTTTTCAGCATCACGCGCCCAACCTTTGCTTCGATGGTTGTGGCCATTGTTGACAGCGTGAACGGATAGCTTGCGACCATTTCTTTTTCTGCGTAGTTCATGTTTTTGCCCTTGCTTTCTCGATACGCTTTTGAGCGCGGTAGTAGCCTGCCCGCTTCGCTGGTGTTTCCTTGAAGCGAAAGATGTGTATCCATAAATCTACAGCGGTTTGGGTTTTTCTGTTTCTGTTTGGCCGATTTATTTCTTTCCAACCAGCCCCCTTGATACGAAACCTTCGGGAAATTTTGTTTGCAATGCGCTTGAAAAGGTTCATGCCACCACCCGCTTTTGTTTGCGCTTCTGTATCATATAATCCCAATTGCGCTGGCCATAGCTGTCATACGTCCCCGATGGCCGCTGAACAAGTGCGCCAATCCCCCCCGCCGCGATCCGTGCGTTCAGCTTTAATGCTTTAGAGCATCGCCCAACGGGTCCGCTGTAATAGATCAGGTTAGCCCCGTCTTTTGCCGCGGCGATTTCTCTGCGTATGCCGTCCGGCAATGTTGATTCAATATGGGTCATATTTTCACCCCTCTGACGCTGCCCAAGACGTCGCCCTTGACGCTGCCATAGACGCTGCCCTTGACGTGGCTCAAGACGTCGCCCTCGACGTCGCCATAGACGCTGCCCTTGACGCTGCCATAGACGCTGCCCTTGACGTGGCTCAAGACGTCGCCCCAGACGTTGCCCTCGACGTTGCCCTCGACGTTGCCCTTGACGCTGCCAAAGACATCTTGGATAGTCAAAATCCCGTCTTCATCTTCATTGAACGAAATCAACTCTGCTAATTGATCTATCTGTAATTGTGTTAAATTGGTTTTCATGTCTTTTCCTTTGATGTTTGTTTAAGTTTTTGTCCCGATCACGAAACAATCGGAGTCCTCAACGTAGTGTCCTGGCATTAGCGCGGAATAATCGAAAAGCCGTATGCTATTCTGACATAATTCATTGCTTGAGAATAGCCGGGTTGTAATCATACAGCCATTTATTGCATTTGGCTGTTCTGAGCCCATCCCGCAAATTAGTATAAATCCAAGTATCATTTTTTTCTCCTTTTTAATTTCGTCCGGCTATTCCGAGCCACGGCTTTTCCATCAGGGTATCAATTCCCGGTCTGTTTTTTACGGACGAACCGCTATCACCATGCTGCAACTCCCAGCCTTTTTCTTTGCATATAGCCCAAACGGTTTGCCTTGCTTTCCCAATTTCATCCGCAATGTCTTGCGCTGTACACTCCCAATTGACCGACTCACCCGCCCGCCATATCAAAAACGCTGTTGCCCGGCGGCTCATGTATTGCTCATGTCTTTTCTCCCTTCATCCATTTTATTTCCTGCGACAGGTCATCGTTTTTCTTGACCAGTTCAGCGTTTTTCTTTACCTGTTGTTCCCTACCGTGATGCAGCCGCCCGATAACGTCGCGCTGCAAGGCCAACCTGTCTTTCATTGACGCAATCATTTCTTTGTCTGTCATGCCTCTTCTCCCTTCAGGGCTTTACTCAAATCTGAATGAATGTCCTGCATTGACGTGATGCTAACCTCGCCATGAATGACGTGATCTATCATCGCACGGGCGTTTAAAATTGCCGCTTCAATCTCCGCGATCCGTGCTTGCTGGGCGTCATAGTCGGGCAGCGCTGCGATGATGGCGTCGGCTTGCTTGCCGTAATGTCCGGTTGGAGTTTCACACAACACCTGCGCAATCTTATCTCTCATGGTCATGGCCTCCACCCCGACATCAGCGCCCGTAGAAGGGTAACGAACCTGCGACCCGGTTGCTTTGCAGTTTTCGCGCTTTCGATCCGGTAGATTTCTACCCGCTTAACTTCCATGATTGCCGCTAGCTGATCAGGCGTCATGCCCATAGCCTCACGCGCCAATTTTATTTGTTCGTGGTTCATTTGGCCACCTTACGCGCTTCAAGCATTGCGTCGGCCATTTCGTAGCACCAATTAGCGCAAACCTTGTCGTTTATAAAATCTAAATCTGAAAAATAAGCCAAAGCCTGCCCCGCAAATTTATCACGCAGGGTTCCGTCTTGTGATGCCGCGCCTGCCTCGTATGCTTGGCGAAGCAATGAGCTAAGGTTGTTTAGGCTGGCTGGGAAGTTTTTGGGTGTACGTGCATACCATTCGTTGAATTCTGTCATGGTCTTATCCTTTGTTTGCTTCTATCCCAACCCTATGCGCAGCCACGCACAGCGTCAAGGGTTAATTACAGAAACACAGATATTTCCAGAAACACAACCTTGTGTTAAAGTAACCCTTTGATTTTATTAAATATATATAACAGATATACAGATACACAATATATAGAGACTGTTTTTTTAACTTTATAAATTATGCTATAAGGCGCATATTATCTTTAATTTTTATGTCTATTAGGGCTGTGTATGTGTATCTGTGTTTTTCGAATTATTATTAAGCAAAATCAAACTGTTACTGGAACACATTGCCCTTTTTGGCTTGTGTATCTGTGTTTCTGGAAATGTACATTTTGCCCCATTCACAAAAAAAGCGCGACAATTGCCGCGCTCTTTCAAATTTTGCAAGGTAGTGGAAAAGTCAGGCAGTTTTCCAAATGTGGACAATTTTGCCCCGATGTTTCTTTGGTTTTTCCTCTTTTTTGACCAGTCCCCGCCCCTCTAAATCCTTCATCATGGCCTCAATTGAGGGCTTATCAAGCCGCGTTCTATTGGCCAGCATTGACGTAGTGACGCCATTGTCCGAGTCAATATAGCCCATCAACCTAGCCGCCAATGCCTCTTGGGGCTTGTCCTTTTTGTTGTCATTTGCGAACACCAGCGCGACCTTGAAATCCATTTCATCTTTGACATATGCCAGCGCCCAGCGCACATGCTCAAGCGTCCTGCGCCCGTCAGTCATTGCTAGAATAAAGCTGATCTTGGCCACAAGTTCATAACCGCGCCGGATCATTGCCACGGACGCCTCGCCCGTTTTTTCGCCCATAAATTCCGCATAATCCAACAGCCAATCATTGATAGATAGCAAAGCCGCCGCAGCGTCGTCATCCGTGGGCACCACGCACCGCTTGCCAACATGCTCGACCCGTTGCCCCTCGTCGCCGTAAAGCAACCCCAAACGGCCTTGCATGAATATCGGCATTTCCTGCTTCTTAAACCCCTTTCGGGCGCGTGGGTTTATGTCGCGTTCATTCACAATGATTGCACGACCTACAAAACCCTGCGTGGCGGTTTCGCCGTCCATAATGCCGTCAAATGTGCTGGGCGTTGTAAAGCCTATCAGCGATAGGAACGGACGTTCAAGCCCATTGTCGATCATTGATAACATGCGTTCCGCCTTTTCTTCGGCCTCCTCGTCCCCCTTGTCCTTCGCCTTAGACAATTGCCCCACGTATATCTTGCGCAGATCCCGCTTGGTGTCGCCGCCTAACAGAAAACGGCTGTTTGCTTTGGAGTACGCGGACATAATGATAGCAAAGACGCCTTCGAGATAGCTGGCCCCGCCTTTCTGTTGAGCGTTGCGGACCTTGTTTAGAAAGATGCCTATTTCGTCCACATTGTAAAACGCCGCCTGATGTTCGATTAGATTGCGCGTTACTTCTTGTTCCGACTTGATCCCGCCTTGCAATCCGCCCTGCACGCCCGCCCCTATGTGCAGGTCTGAGAACGCTTGCATCACGGCCTCTTTTCCTGTCGATGATGCTGCGACACAAAACGCCAGCATATTGGCTGTAACGCCGTCTAACTCATCCTCATGTGACATGCCCCCGATGTTAGCGATTGCGCAAAGGCCAGCAGCCACGGCCAAACGCCTGCGCGGGTAACGACACTGGCTGTCTATCCAATCCACGACCTGACAAGTAAAGCCTGGTGGCGATAATAGATCCACCCCCGACACGTCCAAAGGCATTGTTAGCCCGTCGTCTACTTCTACGTGTTCCGGTTCACTTTTGAAATCATCGGGTATTAGCCCAAAATCGCGATCAGCTCTAAGCGTGATTTCGTCATATTCTGCAATCGCCGCCTTGCGCTTTTCGGCCTCGGTTTGGGGTTTTGGCGCGACTGGCTTTGGTTCTGCCTCGACCTCAATCGTGCTGTCGTGCTTTGCCTCAATCGTGCTGTCGTGCTTTGCCTCGTCAAATTCCGCCCGCCCCTTTGGCGCGTAGTCTGCAAGTTTGAATGTGTTTGTCATGGTTTCGCCTTTTCTGCCCATTCTATAAAGTTTGTTCTATCATCCGGGGAAAGCCTCCTAAAACATTCCGCCAGCATGATTTTCGTTTGCTTTGTCGTCATCGGATCATCACGCAGCTTGGTTGCGGATGCTAGGAAATACGCGGCCCGCTCGTCATGGTTTGCAAGTTCGGCCCAAAACATCGCGTCTTGCCGGACTTGCTGTTGTATCAAAGGTTGATCTGGAAAACCAGCGCAGTGATAATCCGACCATTGCCCGATTGTTGCGTTTACCACGTCCTTATCAACGACCTCCGCCATATTGTTCAAGCCGTCCCATATGATTTTGGCGTGCGTCTGATGTAGCGCCACGCGGTTCATGGGGTGGGGTCCTTTAACGGTCTACAAAAACAGTATGGGTTTGTTGAAGGGTTTGGCAAATCGCAATGTTCGCACGTATCGCCCCCCTTAGACTCAGGCGCGAGATACTCAGGCGCGAGATAATCGGACAAAAGGCGCATGGTCTTTGCCGTCGGGTTTGTATGAGCCCCCGTTTTAATATGCTGGATCGTGTTGCGGTTCACGCCCGTATGCATTGAAACCGTTGCGACGTGCCGATCATGCAAGGCTTGTTTGATTTCTTCTATCGTTAGCATTTCTCGTTTTCCTCTTTGTCAATTCTATCCAGTTCGATTTGCTCAGATAAAAATGCGGCCTCCATATCCCCCCATGCGTCAAGGGCCTTTTCTGCTAAAATCTCAGACAATTCATCTGCGGTCTCATATCGCAATGTGGCTTTCTCAATCTGTCCTCGTATCTGCTCAAGTAATTTCATGTTTTACCCTTTTTTGTAATTTATAAATTTCTGTGTGTAATTTGTATTGCACAACCTGAAACCATGTGCAATAAATGATTTGCGGGATTAGAGAGTGCGACCCGCCGCACGAGGCCAATGAGCCAAGCAAAGGAAAACGATATGACTGATGTTCTAGCACAAGCTGGAAAGCCCGCTGACCGCGCCGTAATGGTGACGCTCTGCGGCGATAGCGGGATGGGCAAAACCAGCCTGGCCGCAACATTCCCCAAGCCAATCTTTATACGCGCCGAAGACGGTATGCAGGCGATACCTGTTGAACACCGCCCCAACGCGCTGCCATTGATTGCAAGCGTCGGGGCGCTTTGGGAACAACTTACAGCCCTGATCCATGAAAAGCACGACTACCAAACTGTTGTAATTGACAGCGTTACCGCGCTGGAACGTCTGTTTATGGCGGATGTATTGGCAAGCGACCCAAAGGCCAAGTCGATCAATCAGGCAATGGGTGGCTATGGTGCTGGCACCAACGCAATTGCAGCAATGCACGGGCGGGTGCGCAAAGCCTGCGGAATAATGACAGAAAAGCGCGGTATGCACGCGGTATTCATTGCGCACGCTGATCTTGAGGCAATGAAGCTGCCAGACCAAGACGATTACATGCGCTATTCTTTGCGCCTGCCTAACAAGTCTTTGCCGCCATATGTTGACGATGTGGACGTGGTGGGGTTTCTCAAGCAACAAATGGTTGTCATGGGCGATGAAGGCGAACGCAAAAAAGCGCGTGGGTCTGGTTCGCGTGAATTGGTCTGCCACGTTACGCCGTCAAGCGTATCAAAGAACCGTTACGGGATCACGCAATCAATCCCCGTTACAATCGGCACTAACCCGCTAGCACAATTTGTGCCAGCACTAGGCGGCAATGTCGAAACACCAACAATTGAAACACCAGCAGAAACGGAAACATCATGAGCTTTTGGGATTTATCAGACGGAACAAGCGCAACCGACACAGGCAAAGAGTTTGAGCGCTCAGGCGGCGGAAATATGGAGCCAATCCCGAATGACAGCGACGTGCTGGCGATTGTGGATCAAGCTAAGTGGGCAGAAAAAGACGGCAGCGATTACATAGAATTGCGATGGACTGTCATGGCACCCGAAGAAGTCAAAAACCGCAAGGTATTCCATAAGCTTTGGGTGACAGATTTCGACCCTAACGACAAAGGGAAAGATGAGTCAAAGAGTAAGACAAAACGCGACGAACACCGGAAAACATTGGCTTGTATTGACGCAAACGCTGGGGGCAATCTAACAAGAACAGGCCAAAACCCAACCGACGAAAACATGACTATGCATTTAACAAATGTGCCGATGGTCATTAAGCTTATGGTCTGGTCTATGAAAGGCGGCGACGGCACCGACATGTCGGGCAATTGGGTCAAGAGGGTTTCGTCATCCGACAAGCCTTTGCAAATCAGCAATGAGCCTTTGCCAAAAACCAGCGCGGCACCTGCGGCACAACAAGGCGGTTCTGGTAGCCGTGATTTAGACGACGAGATCCCTTTCTAGGGTCTAAGCTAACAATCCCCAGCGGCGCGAAGGTGCATGGCCACCGATTAGCCTGAGTATTCAGAGCCGCGCCGCTGGGGTTCCACCGCAACAAACAGAAAGCAAAGATTATGGAATACCCGTTAATCATAACAGAATTTGGGCAGTTTACGTGCCATGCTACTAGCAATGAGGATTTTGGAGACGGGATAGATATACATCGTTGTCCTAGTTTTGACACAATCCAAGAGGTTGCTGATTGGATTTCGGAAAACGCAACCGATTGACCCGAAACGAGATAACAACAAACAGAAAGCAAAAACCATGACACATGAAGAAATAAACAAGATTTTAAACGACGCATTTGCCAAGGTATTCGGGGAGAAATGGTGATGGAACAACGTACACCTGAATGGCACGAGGCAAGGGCTGGACGTGTAACAGCAAGCAACGCTGGGGCATTGCTGGGCCTATCGCCACACACAAGCGAGGCGGACGGGTTTCGCCGTCTTGTGCGATCCATGCACGGTTTCGATAGTGAATTTGTAGGCAATGTCGCCACCGAATACGGCACGTTTCACGAGGACGGCGCATTGGCCGAATACAAGATGGAGACGGGAAACGATGTTTCGCATCTGGCGTTTGCCCCGCATGGCGATTGGTTGGGCGCGTCACCTGATGGCTTGCTTGGCAAACACGGGATGCTTGAGATTAAATGCCCGTTTGGTCAGCGTAAAACTGACCCGCCCGCCTTTAAGTCAGTTGACGATCAGCCGCACTATTATGCGCAGATGCAAATTCAGATGTATTGCACTGGTCGTATGTGGTGCCATTTTTACCAATGGTCGCCGCACGGAACAAAACTTGAGCAGGTCAACTACAGCGAGGACTGGATAGACGAAAACTTGCCAGAATTGCACGAAATCTGGCAACGCGCCAAAGATGCCGACCCTGCGGACTTTGTGGGCGAAAAGCGTCAAGAATATGACACGCCGGAAGCCGCAAAGCTGGTTGCGGAGTATGACGAATTGCGCGACGCGATAGACAACGCCAACGCCCGCAAAAAAGACATTGTGGCTCGGATGGTTGAAATGTCCGGCAAGCGTGACGCGGTAATTGGGGGGCGCAACCTAACCCTGGTCAAACGCAAGGGTTCTGTGGCCTATGCCAAAGCCCTGACAGTGATTGCACCCAATGCGGACCTTGAGCCCTACCGGGGCGACCCAAGCGAATCGTGGCAACTAAAGTGACACCCGACCAGGAGGCCCGCGCAAACGACGCCGCAAACATTATTCTTGAGGAATTGCGGGCTGCGGAAACTGTTGGCGAATGTGAGGCGGTATCAATTAAGCACGCCAAGACGTTCGCCCGGTTGCAGGAAGTCCATCCAGCGCGGGCTTTTCACATCATCAATCTGGCGTCTGTGCGAAAGGGTGACTTTGCCCGTGCCGCCCGCGCCAAAAACCAACAGCAACAGGATATGTTTACATGACACTTCGCCCATATCAGCAGGAAGCCCACGACCCTGCGTGGCAACATATGCGGACCAGCGTTGATCCATGTTTAATTGAGGCGGCAACGGGCGCGGGCAAATCGCACGTAATTGCAGAACTTGCCAAGACGATCCACACCGCGACGGGTAAGAAAGTGTTATGCCTAGCACCGTCCGCCGAACTGGTCACGCAGAACCGCGAGAAATACATAGCCAGCGGCCACAAGGCCAGCATGTTTAGTGCAAGCGCAGGGGCCAAAGACTTGCGCCACCCCGTTGTTTTTGGATCACCGCTAACCGTAAAAAACCGCATTAGCCGTTTTCAGTCTGGCTATGCCGCTGTTGTAATTGACGAGGCCCACGGCATGACGCCGACGATCAAGGGCATTATTGACGCCATGCGCGATGGTAACCCGATGCTGCGCGTGTTGGGCCTGACAGCTACGCCATATAGGCTTGGCAGCGGATACATCTTTCGCCAATGGCCGGACGGCAAAGTGAATGGTGACGATACGTGCCGCGACCCGTATTTTCCTATTCTAGTGGATCGCATTACCGCGCCAGAACTTATTGACCTTGGATTCCTTACGCCGCCCGTGATGGGATCGGCTGGCGCTGATGGTTATGACACGGCAAACCTAACCGCAAACGCCCAAGGCAAGTTTGACAGTGAAGCGGTAGACCGCGCCTATCACGGCCACGGGCGCAAGACTGCTGCAATCGTTGCGGATGTTGTGGCGCAATCGCGTGACCGCAATGGCGTGATGTTCTTTGCCGCAACCGTCCAGCACGCCCGCGAAATCATGGCAAGCCTGCCGCCGGATATGTCCGCACTGGTGACCGGCGAAACGCCCAAGGGCGAACGCAAAACGATACTGTCAGCATTCAAGGCGCGGGTGGTCAAGTATCTTGTGAACGTGTCAGTTTTGACAACCGGCTTTGACGCGCCGCATGTGGATCTTATTGCGATCCTGCGCAAGACGGAAAGCGTTGGCTTGTTGCAGCAAATCATTGGGCGCGGTTTGCGCTTGGATAACGGGAAAGCCGATTGCCTTGTTTTGGATTATACGACGAACATTGAGGACCATTGCCCCGATGGTGATCTGTTTGCGCCGGAGGTAAGGGCAGGCAAGGAAAGCGGTGAGGGTAAAATGAAAGCCGAATGTCCGCTTTGCCAATACGAAAACAGGTTTTCGACCAATATCAAGTACGTTGATTATGACAAAGACGACGCCGGGTATTGTCTGGATCTGGATGGCAACCATGTGAAAACTGACTACGGCCCGCTGGCAGGCCATCACGGTAGGCGGTGTATGGGGCAGGAAAAGACTGGCCCGCTTGGCACATATGAGCGTTGCGAGTACCGCTGGACAAGCAAAGATTGTCCAGAATGTTTTGAGCCTAACGATATTGCATCGCGATATTGCTGCAACTGCAAAGCTGAAATGGTTGACCCTAACGAAAAGCTGCGGATTGATTTCAAGCGAACCAAGCGGACGCCGACAGAAATGCAAACGGATGACGTTGTATCAATGACCGTGCGCGAGGGTGTATCGCAGCGGGGAAACAAGACAATGCGAGCTGATTTCGTGACGCCGTGGCGTTCGTTTTCGATCTGGTTTACGCCTGACAGCCAATATTCGCGCCAGCAAGGCGAATGGGCAGCGTTTTCCAAAGCAACGCAAGACGGCGAACCAAAAACCGTTACCTACCGCAAAAATGCGGACACCGGATTTTACAGCGTATTTGGATACAACAAGGAGGCCGATTGTGAACCTGAATGACTTACCTTTTCCCGTTTTTGGTGACACGACTTTTCGCGGCAAGTGCGCAACGGAAAGCGTCGAGCAAGTTACGTTCTTTAATCGCCTGCGTGCGCAGTATCCCGATACGTGGGGTGCGCTGGCTATACATGCCCGAAACGAACAACAATTGCGCGGGGGCCAGTTTGGGGGCATGGCAAAGCAAAAAGCGGAGGGCATGGTATCAGGGGCCAGTGATATTATTATACCCGGACGTGTGACGTTCGTTTGTGAATTAAAACGCCGTGACAGGACAAAAAGCGCGTGGCAGGCAGGACAGGTCGAATACCTTACCGCAGCGCATGAGGCAGGCGCGTTTGCGTGCGTGGCGCTGGGCTGTGATGCAGCGTGGGAATCTTTTAACGAATGGCGCAAATTAGCTCTTGATTAAGTGCGTTGCCGCGCATATATTAGACGTAGAAGCAAACAAAGGAACGAACCCATGACAACGTATACAACAAAGCGAGGCGCGGCGGCGGCAGCCAGACGTTTGATGAAGTCAATTCACGGCACCAAATACCAAGCCAAATCTGGCGTGGATTTCATTACAAGTCGCGCTCTTTACAGTTTTGAATGGAAATTTGAAATCCTCAACGAGGCAGCGCACCGCGCACATCAACGGGCAGCGGCTTAAAGCCCCGACTACCACCGACCACCTCAAAGGAACGAAAACCATGGCCCACGCCACCCAAGCACAAGAACTGAAATGGGCCAATGAGGATGTGGCCGAACGCCGGGCCGCAACGGACCTGCACTTCCCCGACGACGCCCACCAATGGCCGCTTGATCCAAGCGCCAATCCATCATCAAGCAACCTAGAATTTTACCAGAAACGCGGCGAATGAGCCGCAAAGCAAAAGGAGAAAGAAACCATGACAAAATCACTAGAGGCTGAAAACGCCGCACTAAAAAAACAAGTCGAATCACTGAAGCAGACGCTTGAACATCAGAAATTTAAACTAGAAAGCAGTGTGCGGCAACATGCCTTTTGGTATGACTTCGCTGCCAAAAACTACCCCGAAAACCCAACCGCTGCAGACGCCGCGATTCTGAAAAATCAACGCGACATGGACGAAATAAGCGTTGCCGAGTTCGAAGAAGTGCTAGGCCCGTGGCTGGATTACAAAGCCGATTTCGATATTCTAACGGATCGCGAGATTGAGCGCCGTTTGAAGCGTTCGCGCAAAGCTGTGATGGGCAATCAAGCTTTCATCGCCGCCGCTGCGTCTTGGAAAGTTGCGGGCAAGCCTCGCACCAAGAAAGCAAAGAGGGTTTTAAAATGATAAGTCTTACTTGTTTGGCCCTCGCGGTGTACTTCGAGGCACGTTCCGAACCGATTGACGGCCAGCGAGCCGTTGCCGATGTAATTATGACGCGGACCTATCACCCGTCATTTCCCGACACGGTTTGCGAAGTTGTTGCGGAGGATCGGGGAAGCAAGGCGTGGGATTGCCAGTTTTCCTTTATGTGTGACGGCCAGCCAGAAAGGCCGACAGGGGCCGCGTGGCTAATTTCGCAGGCAGTGGCCATCGAAGCGATGGCAGGACCGCCACTTGTGTACGCCACGCATTACCACACAACCGACGTGCAGCCAAATTGGTTTGACCTAACCGTAATTGGAAAAATTGGATCTCACATTTTTTACACTGATGGCCGTTGCATTTTAGAAATGGGCTGTTCGTTGCGTCCCAAGGCGCGATAAACCAGTTGTAGAAATTTGGTTCGCTGTTCGCTATCCTCAACCGTTTCAAAATGATGCGGGTGTTTGGTGTGCAGAGCGGCAGTGAACCAAAGCAACCCGTGGCGTTAATTCGTCGCGGGTTTTTTCACGTCTTAGGCTCCTTAGAATGATAAGGGCGCACTGTCCATGCGTCTTCGTCTTCTGCGCGAACAGATTCCGCATCTTCGCGACGGTGGTATCGTGTGGCCCGATCAATATTAGTCGTCCACATCGGCATCCCTTCGCCCCACATGCGCCACTTCGTGCCGTCGCCATTGCCGATGACCCACCCAGTTCCGGTGTCGTGTTTGAGCGCATCAACGCGCCAAACTTCCATTTCATGTTCGGTCGATATGCTCATTTCGTAGGCTCCTTTAACGCGCCAACTTCAATCAACCCGTCGTTAGGGTTCGGGTCTTGGCGTTCCATTTCGTCCATGCAACAACCCGTAGTGTCAGGGGTTGCTGAAATCCTAGCAAGTGCGGCGGCAATGGCCTTTGTCCTTTGGTCGTCAGGTCCGTCAATCATCGCTTCAATTCCTCCTTTTCAAATCTGTTGCCGTACTTGTGGTTTAATTGGTTGCGGCTGACGGGTGAGCCGTATTCCTTGCTCGCGTATGTCACCACATAGGGCTGTGTGTACCTGATAGGGTTGGCCCACATTTCACGCAACTGCCCGTCCAGCTTATCGTCGGGCTGAAACCCACGCGGCCCACGTCGCCCAGCGGGTTTGTTCGATACTGGTGCCGGGCATACTGTGACAGTAATTCCCTTACCTTCAATCAAGTCCTTTGTGTTCTTGGCTGCAACGCCGCGCCCTAGATCACCGACAGAGAGAACGGAAAGGGTATCACCCTCACGCGCCCCGCCACGATTGACCAGGGCGTCAAGTTGCTCCCGTGTTTCGCCATGATCTATGAATAGCCTGCCCTCGTCATAAACGACGTGTGCAAAATCTTCGGGATCGCGATTTATACCATATGCATTTTTCATATCACCTTATTAAATGACTATTATCAGCACGTCAACAATACTAATTTTATTTAACGCTTGCTTGTTGATTATTGATGTGACATATGTTGATTAACGAAACGGAATTGAATAGGACCATTTGAATATGACACGCTCAGAACATTTGCAGTGGTGCAAGGATCGCGCATTAGAACTTATCAATGATGGCCAAATAGCCGAGGGCATGGCTTCTTTCACATCTGATATGGGCAAGCACCCAGAGACAAACGAAACGCTTCAAAATGGCTTGTCTCACCCGATAATCATGCAAGCGCTTTTCACTAACAATTCAAGCGATTGTGCAAACGCCATTAACGGCTTCAACTAAAGGACCGATGATATGAAGGTAGGATTTTTAAGCCAAGGAC